TTAAAGACCCAAGCTTCTTTTCACTAACTCACCAACGATCGGCCACATAACCGGTTGTACTGATTCCCATACAGGGCCACAAACCTTAGCCAGTAACGATTTCGCTTCCTTCCCATCTCCTTCGTTAGCTGCAGCTACAGCAGCCGCAATATCCCCGCGCTGACTGGAATCAATAGGCATCCCCTGAGCTTCAAGGATAGAAACCAGTTTCGCAACGATTTCGGAATCAGACGCAGTAGAAATATTTAACGATTGAGAAACAGTCTCACCTTGTCCGAGTTGAGTGTTAGTGAATTGCCCGCCAGTAATTGTCAGATTATTTACTATCCGCTGAACTTTTTGCGGCCGATTAGGTGCCTTTCTTGACTCCTTATAACCGGCTTCAGTTAAATAAACATATTCTCGTTTGCTATAAGAGGCGATGATAATAACAGAACTATTTCTATCATTATCGTACATGGCCATCGGACCCGTTTTTATCATCTTTGCTTTTTCAAGGTCTCCAAATGCAACCTCAAAATCAACAGAGGTGAAATCTGCAACACTACATACCGCAGTAGCCAAAGCTTCAATGTTAGGCCCTTCATATCCCTTTTTTAAATCTTGAGCGGTCAATCCCCTATCGGTGAAATCAGCCAAAAGAGTACCCAAAATTTGTTTTGCTGCTTCATCTAATTGTCCGGCCATTTCCATTACCTTATGATTGACTAGTCATTACAATAAATATGGTCTTTTCTCAAATAGCAACTAGCGAACTTAACATTTTCAGTGACCCGTAAGCTGATTCACACTTTAAGCTTGCTCACTCTGATAAGTAGCGATGTATTCGGCAGCCAGTTCCGGCAGACGTTCGCCCACGCCCGCGGCGCGGTTCGACGCTTTGGCTATTTCTTTGCGCAACCTCTCGAGCTGGTTATCCGGCATCTGTGGAAAAGCGCGGTCCATGGTCAGCGGCAGACCATCCAGAATTGAGGATATTTCGCCGGCCAGCCGGGAAAGCGCCCAGATGATAAACTCTGTGTCGATAACCTTCCCGTTCTTACGCTTGGTCTTCAGCTCCTGCATATCAGCCTGGGCGTTAGTCAGCCGGATCCGGGCCTTAAGCAGCTCCTCGTCGTCAGCGTCCACGGGTTCCGGTTCAGCCTGGCGCAGCTGCGCATTCAGCAGCCGGTTACGCAGCACGCAGGCCACATCGTAGAACGCTTCCCGGCCCTCTCGCCGGGCAGGCTCCACGCCCCATTTATCAAACGCGCTGACGCTGACACCACAGCTTTTAGCCATCGTTTTTTTGTTAAGTAAATGCTGCATCTTTTTCACACCTTCATAACGTTATTTTTTGTGCAGGTTGTTGTATTTAGCCGAAATTATTTATTTAAATCATCATGTTAACAGCAACAACAACCCCCCCCCCCCCCCCTTCCAGAAAAAGGTCGTATATAGTGGAAACCTGCGGGTTAGCGCCCCCGTGGAGCCAAAATCTCTGGAAAGGACCCGTGAAAGCCGGCGGTGAAGCCGTAAAAAAGCCAGCACGAGGCTGGCCTTGGCTTTTGCTGTCTTATTCGTCTTCGCCATCGTCAGGATCGTAGCAGCCCTGCGGGCGCGGTGGCAGACGCTTTGCCGCCTCATGCAGGCGGTGGGTGCGGATGAGGTGGGGGAACTTCAGCAGGTACTTGCGTTCTTCATCATCCATCTCCGGAGTGTTCCGGATGATGGTCGCCCACTCCTGCGCTTCCATCCACACATTCACGTCTTTAGAGTGCCAGCCCTTACGGCCCTCGCTGATAGTCAGACGCTGCGGGAATGTGCCCTCTTTCTCCATACGCTCGAGCGTGGAGCGTGACAGGCCTGTTTTTTTGATGGTTTGGGCCATTGAAAGGAAACGATACTGCCGCGTGGCCACACGCTCTTTCAGCGCACGATAGTCGTCTGCGTTTTCCGGCAGTGTACGGATCGCCTCGTCGGCTGCATCCGTGTTGATGTGCAAAATAATAATTTCACGTAATTTGCTGATTTCGAAATCGGACAGCTGGCCCGCTTCTGCTCGTTCTAATAAATTCATTTCTTCTCACTCTCAAATCAGGGGTTGGGCTGATACAGCACTGCCAGCGAACGCCGCCAGCTTTTGCGCCTGGGTAAGTTCGGTGGTGGCGTCTTCGGTCGTGACGGTCGGCCAGTTGATAACATCGATGTTGAACGTGCCGCATTTGTACACCTGCGCATTCACTTCATCAGTGGCATCAATAACCGACGCGGTGAGATAAACCGCATCGCCCGACGCGGCCCCGTCCCACACCTTGAAAAGACCCTGCGCTGCATCAACCATGAGCGGCGTGTAAGCCGGGATTTCTCCCTGACCGCCAGCAATGGCCACCATGGTTGTAGCAACCTGCTGCGTGCCGGATAAAAGCTGTAAATATGGGGTTTCCATAGTCACCTCACTTAACAAATACGGTAACGAATTTATCAATGCCTGCCGGGATCGGCTGCGGCGCAGACTGCGTCTGGACGTATTCAATTTCCGGATCGCCAGGCATGACATAATTTTTCGGGTAAAGGCTGGCTTCGGTCAGACCTTCGCGCGCGGCAGCTGGATCCTGAATCGCACCGTAGGCCACCAGCCCTTTATGCGAAGTGTTCCCCATAACGATGGTCATCGGATCGAGGTAATACTCTTCGGTGCCGTCCTCGTTTTTGTATTTCCCGGTGTAGACGATAATCGCAACGTCACCCACATAGCCCTTATGGCTGACAAACTCACCCAGGTTTTGCAGGGTGGTTTCCAGACGGCTGTTAGAGCCGCGGCGGGTATCGAGAGACTGTTTTACAGATTTGAACGAGCGGTACAGCTGCCAGGCCTTTTTGCCGAAAATGATCACGTTAATCGGTGCCTGAGCCGCTTCCGCATAGTTTTCGAGATCGTCATTCGGATCGTAGGTCTCTTTGTCCTGGTTCGACCAGGCGGTGCCGTCGGTCTGAGTGATACGGTTCGCAGCACTCATCTTCCAGTCGATTTCATACTTCTCAATACCGTCACCTGAAATGACGTTTTTCCCGGTGGTGATCGCCTGCACGGCCAGCCATTCTTTACGCGCGTCGATAGCGCCCTGCTGTTCGCCCAGCGCTTTTCCGATCAGCGCATCACGGTTGCCCGACATATCAGACATCACCTCGCCCGGCCAGCGTGGAACAAGTTTCGAAACGTCGATCTCTTTTTTGGGTTTGAGATAACCCGGGGTAAAGGATTTAGTCTCGTAGCCTTTGTCACGCATTACACGGCTACCAACCATAGGCGAACAGAACGCCGCCATAGGCACGTCAGAGGAATCAATCAGGTCAAGGGCGATATCACGCGCCGGAGAGGTCACCTCTTGACGAAAGAACAGGCTCAGGAACAGGTTTGTTTTGGTTTTATCCACCGTAGTGATTACGGAGATCAGTTCTGAGGGAGTGTAGGGAATAATTTCTGCCACTGTTATTTCTCACAAAGTTAAGAGTGGAGAAAGTCTAATCAGGGTGTACCGGGGTGAAAATACGGGCGCGGGGTTTCGCTTTGTCATAGTGCATCAGCGTTAAAATTACTCGTTACGGCTGGCGCTCAGTGGTGAGCAAAAAACAGACATTATCACCACTGGGGGTTATTTGTTAATTAACAGTCAATTACAGCAGTGGTGACGCTGAGAAAAAATGCAAAAATTAGTTTTTATCCGCGCTGTTGGCTGCCCGTGGTAGCCATAACCGCAAGGAGTACCTTTTAAACAGAGCGGCCAATGGCCGCCTATTATTTTACCTTTCCATGTTGATAACGTCTCCAAGAATATTCATTGCATCCTTTCCATCACTTAAAGTAAAGAAACCCAATCTTTCTTGTTCATCGGTCAAGTTAAATGCAGCTATATGATGAAAACTTGACTTGACCCTTTCAGAATATAATCTTAGAGGAGATTCACTTAATTCTAACTCCACAGTCAAGCCAGAAAAATCAAGTTCAAAACATCCTGCCAGTATTTTTTGGTCTGATGCTGGGAAGGACTCTCTATAAATCGCATTGTACTTCGGCTGAAAATATCTAATCAAACCAGCTTCAGCTAAACAAACAACTTCTTTTTCTGAAAGATGATTATCAACAATGCTCTTTAAACGAGCTATATCTTCATCACCGCCTATGCTATTTTTATCTCTTCCGTCAATTGAGGTTAAAAGTATGTAGTCATCGTAAACTAAATTAAAAATAAAAATCTGATCGTCTGGATACTCATCCATAGTGTCAGCAAGAATTCTCTGAAGTGTGGAGTGACTCCGTAAGCGTTCGATTGCAGTACGGCGCCCATCAGCAAACGCCTGCCCAACATATAAAACCTCTAAATTATGGTAGATGTCATTTCCTGTGTAAAACGCAATCATATCACTCGGCCAAAATCTCTCCCACGAACCATCAGATTTTAAAGTTTGAATTTTTCGATGTGGGTAAGGAACAACTTTAAGGCTAACTTCGCCTTCTTCAAACCTAAAGGGGAAGCTATATTCCGTGATTATTTCCTTGCCATTAACCCGACTAATTACGTTCCCTGATACCATGCCATCTTGAATAATTGGATCCGCATTACTGAATGCGGCCTTAGGTCTTTTGCATATAATATATATATGACTGTTATCAGCAATATCCTGATATGCTTCTTCCATCTTACCATCAGCATGCAGTTGATCAGGTGTAAACATCAACCATCCTTTTGGTGTGATACCCACAGAGAATTCAGATATATATCTTCTTTTTCCAGCCATGATTCCCCCAACTATTTAGTATCAATTTGATTGTTTTCTAATCAATGCAATGTGTAGTTAATCCCTAACTATTGTAAGTTCAATTCACCCAATGGTGCGCACTTTTGCCGCACTTTTTATACGCGCATTTCGGTGCGCAAAACGGACATGCTCGCGCAGGGGAAAAAATCAGTAGTGGCGGGGGGTTCAGGCATGCAAAAACCGCGCCGCGCACATATTCCGTATATACATGAAAGAAATGCGCCAGCAGTGCAATATTCAACCAATCCGCACACACCGCGCATTTCTTAGCGCACTTATTGAGATTTCAAAGTGGTGACTTCGCCCATTACATCCACCTCAATCAGCCCATCACGTACTAACTTCTCCAGCCAGCGGTTAAAGCCCTTCCGCCCGTTCTCTCCCAGTAAAGCGATCATGTCGTCACGCAGGACAGAACGGTTACATGGTTCACCTTTGGTTTTCCGGCTGCGGATGGACTGCCAGAGCGCGGCATGGTTCCCGGTCAGGTGTTTAACTTCTGCCAGTTCCGGATCGGGTTCCTGCGGTTCGCGTGGCGTGTCACGCAGCACCAGCGATGCCACCAGCTCACCGTCGCGGTCAGTGAATAATTCCGCTTCCCTCAGGTCAAACGCTGCCGGCCGCGGTTCCTCTGCATCCTTCATCTTGGTGCAGGTCAGGATGATGGCGCCGCCGTCACCCTCACGCCGTACGTTAAACTCCGCATCGAGCGCCGCCCTGAATGCGCTGGAGCCCCGCGCGCCTTTGGTGTCGTCCTTGCCTGAGTGATGCACCACCAGCACCGTAGCGCCCGTCTCACGCTTTATCGTGTCGCACCCTTCGATAAAGGCCCCCATATCCTTAGCGTCGTTTTCATCGTTACCACCAAAACAGCGAGCCAGGGTATCAATAACAATCAGCTGTACCGGTTTGCCCTTTTTGGCCTCAACGTCACGGGCAGCCTTAACCACCTGCAGTACTTCCTGATTGCGTACCGGAAAAACAGGACGGTTGACCAGAGCCAGGTTATCAACCTTCACGCCGTGGACGTTCTCCCATGCCCTCACGCGGCGCGGTACGCCTATACCGCCCTCACCGACGATATACATCACAGAACCTTCGGAAACTCGCTTACCCGCCCATTTAAGCCCTGCGGCAATGTGACAGGCCCACGACACGGCCAGAAAGCTTTTGTAGCTCCCGCTCGGGCCGTAAATGCTGCACAGGCTATTTGCTGGCAGATAGCTTTTCAGGGTGTAATCCTGCTCACGGTCGTAGCCCTCAGAGCCGTAAGTGATCGGCAGGTTATGCCGGAATGCGTTTTCCTCTTCTTCCATCGCCGCTGTCCCTCAGTCGTTCCAGATAAACGCGCCAGTCCTCCGGATGTTTATCGGTAATGCCTTTGTATAACCGGGCATCTTCAACCCCCGCCTGCGCCAGCTTTCCGGCAATGGCGTTAATCAGAATCGGTTCTATCTCCCCGGCAATAATGACACGCGCACAGCGGCGGCCAGTGTCAACAATGCGGATGTTGTGCAGCTCCGCCAGCTGTTTTGGGCCCAGGTAGACTGGCGGCGTGGTGTCTTCTGCAATCTGTTTCCCCATCCCTTCTTCCCATCCCTTAGCATGGGCGTAAGCGTCGGATCCGGCGAAAATGATCGCCTCGGTTAATTTGTCCTTTGGCAGGTGTTTTACATTTGGCGCGTTTTTCATTTAAGCCCCCTGTCCCAGCCCTCAGAGCCGAAGGTAATCGGCAACGTGCAACGCAATTCAGCAATTTTTTGAAGCGCGCCGGCTGTGGCTTCTGCCTGGCATTTTTTTGTCTCTTCCGGCAGGAAGGTAAAATCCTTCTCAAAACGATATTCAGAGCAGATGCATTCACGCTCGTAACCGTCACGAACGTAGGCAATGCGCCCGAACTCCACGCGCTTAACCGTGATTTTTCCGCCGCGGCTGTCTTTCCAGCGGCTGTTTAAAGTGATTTCTGGTTGTTCTTTTTTCATTTTTTCACCTGGCTCAATAACTGGTTATGGATACGTGAAAGCGTTTTTGTGTAGTTCACGGTCGTGATGCTCCACGTTCGCCAGCTGGTGGCCGTAATCCGTGCGCCAGGCACTGATAAAACATCGTCGTAATCACCCGCCAGCACGCGCTGATCGCTTGCGTTAATAACCAGCTCCGATGTAATTCCCCGACACGTAAACACGATTTCAGGACGAACGCGGCCACCAGCAAAAAGCCGGAATAATTTTTTCAGCATGTTGTTTTATTACTTGTCGGTGTTGCTCAATGCCTTAGAAATCGTCTGACTAGCTACCGTCTCGATATAATCAAACAGCTGGAACGACAAGCGCATATCACCGTCCCCGGCAATGTATTCACCCGCAGCGGCTATCGTGCTAATTTTTTCCAGAGCACTTTGATAACGTACTGCGTCATTCAGAACTACATCGTAGGTTTTTGCATCAGGCATGGCGGGCCTCCTGCTGAATACGTTCATTAAGTTGATGAAGTTCGGGGAGCGAGCCTCCATGTATGCTCCAGATCGAGAGGGTTTCTCTTTCAGTCCAGCAGTAATTCATCGGGCTATCTGTGCGGATTTTCGCGGCAAACGTCAGCTCCCAGCCTCTGAATTTACGCCGTGCAGCTTCTTCCGTTTCGGCTACTGTACGCAGTACGGTTGGTGCGGCTTTATCGCCCGGGCGACTGGCCAGAAACAGCCAGGTGAATTTTTTCAGGTTGTGCGAATCCCGCCCTTGCGGGTGTGTGATATGATTTTTCATAGCTTCCTCGTTACTTGCTTAACGTGGTAGTTAGAAACCCGTAGGTGTTGGTAGCACCTGCGGGTTTTGCCGTTTCTGCGCCTTGTAAACACAAGGTGTAAGTAACTTTATTGCAAGGTGGCTTACACGTCAACGCTTTTATGTAAGACTCTTTTGGTGTATTTTGTCTTACACCAATATAAGGAGGGTAGAAGATGGCCACAGGCCCCAAAAACACAAAGTCCCAATCATTAACAGCACGTATTCCGCATGACGTTATGGAAGCCATGGAATCCGTTAAGCAGGACGGCGAAAGCAATGCAGGCTTTATCGTCACCGCTATGCGCGGGGAGATCGCACGGCGCCAGGCAGAAGGCAGCGGTAAAGATCCGCTGGTGTCCTCCCTCGATGCGCTGGCGCGAGTTGAGCAAATCGGCAAAAAAGCCGCTGCCGAGATCGGGGAAATTATAGATGTTGCCCGGAATGAGTTGCAGCAGCGCGGCATCGAGCCAAAAGGCTGATAGCAGTTAACTCTCTGATTTTCATGAGGGCGCAATTTTGCGCCGGCGGTTGAACAACCTCTATAACTGCCTTTTTGACCACCAGCTGCTAGCCTGGTAATCTTTTCCCGCAGACAAGCGTATCCGCACTGGCGGCCCGGCATGGCCGCCTTAATTACAATATCTAATATCTCTTCGTAATTTATTCTTTGAAGATTCATATATTCATTCTTATAAAGCGGAAATTATTATGACGTAAAAATTATTGTCTTACAGATTCAAGGTAGGCATCTAAATCAGACTTATGATAAATAACTTTTTTTCGTCCCACTTTATAAAAAGGAATTTTTACACGTCCTGTGCTATGCCAATTCGCCATAGTTCTCGGAGCGACGCCAAGATATTTAGCAGCTTCTGCGCGAGTGAAATTCACGACTTGCTCGTTTGTGATATTCACAGGTAATCCTCGGTACTCATAGATAACAGCGGGGATTATGGTAGCCATGGTTTTTTAGTCATTGCAAATAAGAAATTCAATTTGAGGAAAGGAGCTAAAAATTCTCCTTCAACATATGCACAAACCTCATAGCATATATACCAACCTGAATCAACAGGCTGTATGATATTGAATTCAAAAAAAATAAAATTATGTAAATTGATGAAAATCAAAAAATTATCAAGTTATTTTTAATGCAAAAAAGATTAAAAAATAAGAATTGTTCTTGACATATTTTTGATTGAGGCAAGAAAGATAAATCAATTACTTACCTCAACATGAACGTTTTATCGCTAAGAGCCTTTTCTGGCATTCGTAAGTGTTGTTTTATTCAAGAGTTCGAAGATCAACTGTCTTTTTTCATCTTCTGTCGCCATTCCTATTACCGACAGCAACTGCGCATCGAGGTTCCCGGCTTTCTCAACTAACCCGGCATGTTCCAGAATCGCGTGTTCAATTTTTTTTGCGGGCTCCTGCAGCTCGTCGGCAGAAAAATGAAGATATCCCTGCGTAACATCGGCGCTGCGCATTGTTTTATGATTCATAAGCCGCTTAAGGATGTACGGACCGACGCCCACCAGCTCCGCGACGCTACCGAACGTGCGCCGGGCATCATGGCAGGTAAATCCAATGGGCGACTCTGTGCCGCCACGCGTCGTGGCTTCGCTTATCAACTCAATCACTCTGCGTGGGTCTGAAATAATACCGCCCTTTGTCGCTGGGAACACATAACGATCCTTATCGCTACGAAGCGCCATACGTCGCTTAAAGATTTTGTATAGGGTATCAGTGATGGGTAGTTCCAGCGGGTCGCCATTCTTTGTTTTATCAATCCAGAAATATCTCCCAGACATATTTATCCGTGCCCATTCCAGACCGAAAACCTCGGAGCGACGTAAACCCGTGAAAAGCGCTACATCGAGCGCATCGCACACGGCTACAGCGAGATCGTCCCTTATGCTGGTGGATTGCTGTCGCACTTCATCAACGGCCGCCAGCCATCTTGCCAGCTCGTTATTGCGTATGCGGGTAGTTTTGCGTGTGGTGCCATGCCATTTTCGTTTTGTGCTCAGCACCATGGTTGGGGGATCGGGCAGTAGCCGGTTACCGTTTGCGTCACGGTAATGGTCATGGGCATAGCGATAGATAGCCCTGAGCACTCTAGCCCACAGATCTGCCTGGGCTTTACTGCCACTGGCCACACCTGCGCGCTGTGGCTTTTCACCAAACCAAACACCTCCCTCGGTGATAGCGTTGTGTCTTGCCTCTACACGCTCACGGTCAATCGCCGCCAGAGGCGTAGTGAGCCAATCGCCACTGAAATTGGTAATAATGCCCTGGTACTGGTCGATTGTGGTCTGCTTGATGCGCTGGCGGCGCGATTCGACGTACTCAGCGAGTGCAGCGGCCAGCGTGATGGATTTATTTTCTTCTTCCCGGCGTTTCTGGTTGGGGTTCTGCCTGGTTGCAGCCACCTCGCCCAGCGTACGGGAAGCAAGTTCTCTGGCCTGGTCGATGGTTAGATCTGGAAATTTACCCAATGTGACCCGGTAAAATTTTCCGTCCCGCTTCCGTACAACACAAAAACTTCGGGTACCGTTGGAGGTAATCCTCAGTCGTAGGCCGTTTACCACAGCATCAGCATACTCAGCTCGTTTCCCCTCAGCCGGGATCGGCAACTCCAGTAGAGCAGCTTTGGTGAACCTGAAGGTGTTCATTAAAAGCACTATCCTAAAATGATCGTTTGGCCGCGTCCGGGATTCCGGGGATACTTCGGGGATACCTCAGACGGGTAATAATGGGTCATTTTAGGTAATCATAATGGTCAGACCAAGACATTAAGTGCTTGTTTTTCATTATCAATGATTTATAGGTAAAATCCGCTCGCCTGACTCATAATCGCTTGGTCGTTGGTTCAAACCCAACAGGGGCCACCAAATTTTAGATTTAAAATCATATAATTAAGCCACTCGAAAGAGTGGCTTTTTTGTTCCTGAATTTAAAATGGCACCACAAACCGCTGAGCAGCGCGCATGGCTTAGCGTGTTGTCGCTATCCCATTAAGAGGATAAAAAGTCCGTTATAACGCAGGGAAAATTTGCGCTTACGCTAAAACAGATAGCATTCTGCCTTAGCAAAATATTGCTCAGTGCATCTCGGGCAGCCCATAACCGCCGCACTCCTGTTGACTTCTGTCTAACTACGCAACGTAGTCTTGAAATATCTTTCATTCCTGCAATGCTGGAATTCATACTACTCACGATAAATGTAACAACACAGGTCAATTTCCGAAAAATAACCATAGCCTGCGCCAGCTGATCGAAATCAACGCGTTCCTCCCCCCGCTCTTATATATAACCCGCTGACTTACAAAAAGGATGAAATGATGAAAATACGGGATATATCAATCAGTACCTGTCTGGCACTGTTATTAATGGGTTGCGTAGCTAAACCACCCATGGCGACGGAAAATGAAATGAAATAGGCCGCCGCGTTTGCTTTTAATGTCGATGCTTCGCAGGTGACAATTTCCGATGCGAGGCAGCAGGATGTGAAAACCAACTTTGTGGTCACCATCGGCAAAACCAGCCATCGCTGCTATGTGACGAAGGCCGCCGAGCCGAAGCTTTACGGGCTGATCCCGCTGGGCGGCGGTAGCACCGCCTCGGATGCCATCTGCGCAGGCGCCAACCCGACGCTAGCGAGCAAAACCTGCGACGCCCTGTCGCAAAAAGCGGGCCGCTGCTGAGCCTTTGCGCAGAAGAAGGCCGCTAACTGCGCATTTAGTCACTTTTTCTGCCGTTTTACCGCGGTCGCTTAGTTCAGCGACCGCACCTGCTGATAAGAATTGAGCTGTTCCCGCAGCGAGGTGAGCCAGACATCCGGCTCCTGACGGCAGATTTCGGTGAGGATCGGCGTCAGCACCAGCTCGGCTTCATGGAAGTCGGTCCACTCCGGCGGCTCCAGTGAAAAAGGATCGTTCATCAGCCAAATCACCATCGGCGTCCAGGCGCGCGGATCCAGTTGCAGATAATCCTGACAGCGCATCATATCTCGGGTCCGCGCCTCATCGGGGACGACATCCTTTCCCACCGCGGCGCTACTCATTGCCAGTACTGTTATTCCTGCCAT